TGCAGTATTGCTCAAAAATCGCCCAAAGTTCTTCGGGTGTTTCAAATGCTTTTGGCCTGCCTCGTTGCATCAGTATTCGATTTTGTCTATGAGTTCGTCAATCTTGTCCACTATCTTCATCTTCACGGCAAATGCATTCGGTGAGTTAGAATCGTCCACCGCTCCGATGCAGTCGCACAGGGTCGTGATGACCATCATTAGCGAGTCCATCCGAGCCTGCACTTGGGCTTCGTCATCCTTCGCCTTCAAGTTCCCCAAGTTCTCGGAGTTTATTTCTTGACCATGAGAGAGCCGACTTACCACCCCACAGGAGGTAGGAGATGTAACCGCAATCGGAGGTGTCGTCTGCGTTGTCGTAGTAGGTTTCAGCCCTTGACAGGTAGGAGTGCATACTCTTGATGGTTTCCACCGAGATGGGTTCGCCCTTGGACAAAGTGGCTGCACGAACTTTGCCCGTCTGCGTGGCACACTTGTTCCCGTTCCGCTCGTTGAGTTCTATCCCTCGCTTGGCATTGGCACGAATCTCTTGGCCGTAGTCGGAATACGACTCGAACTGCTGCCTCTTGTGATTCTCCCAAGTTGAGCCGCAAACCGCAAGCCGTTGAGCCGTATCCGGGAACTCCGCATTGGCCTCGTTGTTGGACATACAGCGACCGATAAAGCCCTCTCTTGACTCGTTATTGTTCGGGATTGGCAGGGGCATTCAGGGGGTGGGTTATGGTGTTTTGGTTGGCTTCGGCAAACAAGTCCGCTTGCAGGTAAATGTATTGAAGAGCCGATTTTACGCAGTCTGCGCACCACCAATTCGTGGGAGGTCGTCCGTGAGCCGTGAGGATGGCTTGCAGTTCCCCAACCGCATCGGGTGGTAAGCGCATGGTCAGCGATGCCACATACTGGTCCCAATACTTGCGATGCTTTTGGGCCACGATGAACTGGTCGTTGGTCATTTGAAGGTCCATTCCCGGATGATTATTGCGGTGGCAGATGAGGCAAGGCCGAGGATTGGGGCCAAGTACCATTGGCAGGTCGGCAGGGTCAGGGCAAAGCCAAGCCAAAAACCAAAGCAGGTCATGCAGGAAAACGGTTTCCGCTTCGCAAAGGGCAAAGCGTAGAACCATCCCGGCAGCACCCGGAACTCCACGACCGCAAGGGTAGCGAGTGCGCTAATCAGGATTGGAAAAACCAGTATATCCATTGGCTTCGATTGCAGTTTTGATTTTGGCCTTGGCCTGCTCGATTGAGTAGATTATTGACCGGTACGGGATGCCCGTTTCTCGGCTCATAGCCTTCATGTTGCCTGTCTGCATCAGTAGGTTCAACAGTTCCTTGTCGTACGGGAAGGCCCCGTCCTTGGCCCAAGAGTCCATCTCGCTTTGTGCGATGGCCCAAAGGTCGTCAAGCAGGGAGTCGTAGTCCTTGCCTTCTTCTTGGGTTTCGGGGTCCACTTCAACCCGCTCGTCGTGATGACGGTACTTCTTAGCGAACTGGTTGTTGTTGCCCCGGTACAGGTTCATGATGAGCCGAACGATGTAAAAACGCAGGTAGCCTTGCACCTGCATCTTGGTGATCTTGTCGGGGTCCTTTTCCAGTAGGATTAGGACGACCTCTTGTTCGAGGTCCTTCCAAAGCGGATTGCCCCCCGTAATGGTGAGGCAAGCCTTGCGGATTTCTCCGCTTCGATAAAGGTCAAGGATGGTAGCCTCTGCGTTCACTCACGCAAAGATGGAGGGGGTTCTCGCTAATGTTGCAAAAAATCCCGTGTCCTGTTTAAAACCTGTGTACGAAGGAATTTAATGTCCGGCCTTGCCCTCATGTTTATCGCAAGGATTTCGAGGTTGTGCATGACGGTTGCGTGGTTCCTCTTGATGATACGCCCGATTTGACAGTAGGTGTAGAGGTATTCGGAGTAGGCGATGTCGGCAAAGATGGACCGAGCAAGGACCAGTTCTTGGGTCTTGACTTCGCTCAAGATGTCATCGGGGCTGACTCCGACGACCTCTGCCGTGTAGCCGAGTATGGTGCGTGATATTAGGTCCATGTTGGGTATTTTATATTTAAGGATTTATGGTTTTGTCTATAATTTGATTCGGAATATCAAACCAACCATAATCGTCCATTATGCTTAAAAAATACCAACCAATAATAGTAATGATTAAGGCTATGGTAATTACAAACCATAAAAGGTATAACACAAAAGCCGTTATAAATAAGATTATTTGGTTCATTTTGTTTGGGTTAAAGCATTGATTCGATTAAGTTTATTCTCTCTCCTATCCACCGCATGACCGGGACGGCCATTGAGTTACCGCAGGCCTTGTATCTTGGCCCATCGGGGCATTGGTCGGCAGGTTTGTTTCGGTATGGAATCTTTGTCCAGTCATCCGGGAATCCCTGCAAGCGTTCGCATTCCTTGGGGGTCAGCCTTCGGATAGCCATTGAGTGCATAACTTTTGGCCCCGAAGTATTTGTTCCTCCAACCGCTTCGGTGATTGTCGCACTCGTTTGCCCATCAATGGATTGATTGTAAACATCCACGGCAATGGGTTGCTGAACCAATGGCGTATTGCCTCCTCCCATCCCATAATTTGCACTCACGGTATCAGCGACATCCTTTGGGCCATTGACTCTTGAATCTTGAGGATGCGATTCGTAGTAAAGAGGTTGGGCAACGGCTAATTGATTATCTCCCGGCTCTGACCTTAATGTTGGGGATGTGCCATTATCCGAATACCCATACCCAAGCCTTTGCATCTTGCCCGGTTCAAAGGCTATCGGTTGGGCAACTGCGTGTGGCCCTTTCGCAACCAACGATGACATCGTTTCTCCTGCCTCAATCCTCGGTTCGTATTGTGCGTTCTCGCCTTGGTTGAATGCGGCTCGGTCAATGACGGTTGGCTGAAGTATGGCTCCAAAATTATCCTTGTCCGGCATACGTTGTGCGCCATTCGCATTCTGCTTGGTTAAGGTTCCTGCAACTTGGCTTCCATCCCACCAACTGCCTGCCTCTCTAACGCTTCCTTCAGCATTGGCGGTAACTTCTTCCCTCTTTTTTCTGCTCGGTTTAATATTCCCTTGCAGGCTTTCTCGCTCAAATAGAACCGCTGCGGCAACTCTCCAATCTCCAAGGTGTCCGACAACAAACACTCTTCTGCGTCTTTGGGCGACTCCGAAGTGTTGAGCGTCAAGAACTCTGTATGCGAACCCATACCCGAGTTCGCCCAACGCCCCGAGGAAGGTTCCAAAATCTTTTCCTCCGTTGGACGACAATATCCCGGGGACATTTTCCCACACGACCCACTTGGGACGGAATTTATCAGCGATTGAAAGAAAAGTAAGCATGAGGTTCCCTCTTGGGTCAGCAAGACCTTTGCGAAGTCCGGCAACGGAAAAGGATTGGCATGGGGTTCCGCCCACGAGAAGGTCAATTGGTCGCTCATCTGCGATTGGGTTTTGGTTGATAGTTGTCATATCTCCCAAGTTAGGAACCGCTGGGAATCGGTGTTTTAATACCTCGGAGGGAAACTGCTCGATTTCGGAGAACCATTGCGGTTCCCATCCAAGGTTATGCCAAGCGACTGAGGCTGCCTCAATGCCTGAACAAACTGAACCGTACTTCATTAGAACGGGTTTGGGGGTAGGGGCATCCAGTGGCTGACTTCGGTCAGGAACCAAGTTTGGTGTTCGTAGTACCAGCGTCCATCTCCGAGCCATGCGTAGGCTTGATTCATGTCGGTCGTGAATATCAGGACTGGCTCGTAAGGTGTCGGCATCCGGTCCAAGCATTTTATCCATTCCATGGTCAGGCGTTAGGGTTTAGGGGGTTGGGGTATAGGCATCCAGTAAGCGACTTCACGGGGCCACCAAGAGCAATCGCAGTTCCACTCATTGTAATAGGTATCGTACGAAGCAACGCTTTTTAGTCCGATTTCATTGCAAACCAGCACGACTTCGCCCTCCTTGGGCATTTGGTCTTGGGGTCTTATCCATTCCATCGTCAAGCGTTTTTGGCTTGGAGGATTCGACCGAGCAGGGTCCAGTTGACGGAC